CCTTGCGGATCCGGTCGTCCCGGCCGGCCTGGTGGGCGACCGTTAGCAGATATCGCTGCTCCGTCACCGAAACTCCCTCGTTTTGGTCGCGTCGATTCGCGGGCGGCTACCGTCCGCGGGCTATGGACTGCGGCAGCGACTACGGCTCCCACGAGTGGGTGTGGGACGGGCCGCAGCGGGTGTGCGGTCGCTGCGGCGTGGTCGATCTGGAGGGCCGCCGCCTCGTCGACCGGGTCCTCGCCGGCCTCACCGAGGCGGGCTACCAGGTGGTCAGAACGTCACCACGGGACTGACCGCGCAACGGCACAGCGGGTGCAGCGGCGGCGTGCTGTCGGTCTTGTCGGCGACGTCGTGCGGGTTGCGGGCCTCCACCGCCAGGCACAGCGCGCAGGCGCCGCCGGTGGTGAGCAGGTTCCACTGCCGGATCCCGTTGAGCGCGTAGGTCGACAGCGACGCGTCGGTCATCGCCCGCGCCATCTCGGTGTGGGCGATCATCGTGGCCCGGAACGCGTCGCCGAGCACCGAGGACCGGATGCCGCGGGCGATCGCGTCGACCGAGTCGCCGGCGGCGAGGCCGTCCGCGATCTTGTTACCGATCCGCTCGAGCGTGGTGTCGTTGATGCCCTTGAGCCGGATCCCGTCGCCGTCGAGGAGGTCCTTCAGGCCGCCGTTGGCGACGAGCTCGGCCGCCCGGGGGTCGCCCGGCTTCCACGCGGACCAGTCGATGTCGCTGACGTGGAGGATGGGGTCGGGGCCGAGCTGCCGGCCGGCGGCGTGGTCGCCCGCGGCGAGCGCGTCGAGGACGAGGGAGCGGATCAGGTCCCTTAGGGCCTGGTCGTTGGGCTTGGGCAGCGGCGCGGGGCCGGCGCCCTTCACGACGGTGTCGCCGGCCATGGTCTCGATGGCTGAGTGGATCTGGTCGTCGGTCCACAGGTCCTGCATCGCGTCGGCGATCAGCGGCGCGTAGTGGTCGGTGATGACGAGGTCGTACTCAGCGTGTGGGGTCGCTGGCGGGTGGTCCCGCCATGCGGCTTTTCCCACCTCCACCACCTCGACGGCGGCGGCGGGCGGGTTGATCGCGGGGAGGACGCGGTCCATGTCGGCGGCGAGCTCGGCCCGCATCGCCGGGTTTCCGGTGAGCAGCGCCGGGTCCCACCAGGCGATCGCCTCGACGACGTCGCCGTCCGGGTCGTCGGGGTTGACGACCTGCCCACGCTCCCGCAGGTCAACGCAGGCCTCGGACGCGAGGTCGAGCACGTATCCGACGTAGATGCCGTTGCCGGCCGCCCACGACGTGTGCGAGGCGTTGATCAGCGCGTCCGCGGGGAGCAGGCAGCCGGTCTCCTCCTGCCACTCCCGCACCGCCGCGGCGAACGGTGACTCGCCGTCCTCGATGTGGCCGCCCGGGAACTCCCACAGGCCACGCGCGTCGTCGGTCGGGTCGTAGCCGCGCTGCAGCATCAGCACCCGGCCGGTGTCGGCCGCGCGCACCGCGAGCCCGGCGGCGACGAGCTGCCCGGCGGCCTTCCGCACCTCGGCGCGGCCGGCGGCGTTGAGCCGGGCCGCGGCGGCCTGGTCGACGGTGGTGAACTGGAAGTCGCGCCACGTCCCCGCCTTGCGGCGGCCCTTGACGAACCGGGCGAACGCCGCCCGCTCGTCCGCGGCGGCCTTCGCGACCGGCTGCGGGACGATCGTGTCCGTGCCCGGCACGGGGTGCTCCAGCTCCGGCCGCTCCGGCTCGTCCGGGTTGATCGGCGCCCGCTTGAACTCCGGCACCCCCGGCAGCTTGTCCGGGAACAGGCCCGGCGTCCCGGTGAACGGCTGCTCGTTGAGCGGCACCGCCTCCGACGGGGCGGCCGTCTCCGGATCCACCGCACCCGCCACCGCGTACAGCGACGCCAACGGGATGACACCCTGCCGCGACGAGTTGAAGAACCGCGGCACCGGCCGCTCGTTGTCGATCGGCAGGCCGAGCTCCTCCGCGCGGACCTCGTCCGGCGACTCGGCGCCCATGTCGACGTACAGCTGGTGCGCCTGCGCGACCGCGAGCCGGTCTTCCTTCTCCTGGCCGGTGTCGAACTTGAACTCGACCGGCAGCCCACGGTCCTGCTGCAGGTAGTCGGTGAGGATCTCCTCGACGTACTGCACCAGCGGCAGGGTGCCGACGCGGAACTGCACGTCGACCTGGGTGTCGCCGGTGGCCCGGTTGACGTCCTCGGTGAACCCGAGGTCGTTGGGGGTGACGTGGTAGGCGGCGGCGACCTTCCGCATCAGGTAGAGGGAGAAGTCCTTGTCGAACTTCTTGTCCCGCGGCCACTCGAAGATGGTGCCGTGGGGCATGAACTTGATCTGGTGCTTGGCGGCGTCGTCGCCGTACAGCAGCGCGTCCCAGTACTCCTGCCACTCCCGCAGCTGGTCGGGGCTGGAGATGTCCTCCGGGGCGGTGGCGAACCCCTCCGGGACGGTGCCGGCGGTGAACCACGACAGGAAGTGGTTCTGGAACCGGATGTCGGTGTTGGCGGTCAGCAGGATCGCCTCGAGCGGCGCGAACCCATACGGGGAGTCGGGCTGCGGCCGGAACGGGATGTAGATCAGGTCGGCGGTGGAGTACCACTTCCACGGGACGCCGTGCACGAACTGCGTGTACGCCGGCGCGGGGGCGTTGGGGGTGCGGCCCCAGTAGTCCAGCATCGGCGCGATCGTCGTGCCAGACACGACCTCGAGCCCGCACACCTGCCCGGTGTAGTCGCGGCGGCGGAACAGGCAGCCGGCGTCGTAGCGGAGGACGTCTTCGAGCCACTTGGCCAGCCAGGGCCGGAACGGCATGACGGTGCCGGGCCCTTCGGGGCGGGCCATGATGGCGTGGCCGGTTTCGACCGCGTTCTCGGCGTCGCCGGAGAAGCCGCGCTTCGGGACGATCGACCAGTTCAGGGACCGGACGTCGTCGATGCGGTGGCTGATCGCCATGCGCGCGACGTCGTAGGTGTCGATGATCGCCTTCAGGGTGCTGAAGGAGACGCGCTTGTCCCGCTGGGGGCGGGTGACGATGTTGTAGCCGGCCTGGTAGTCCCAGGCGCGGGGTTCGCCGCCGACGCCGGCGTAGGGCTCGAGCGGGACGCCGGGGCCGAACGCGGCGCCTGCGTCGAGGCCGTCGGCGGTGATGGCCTGCTGCACGTCGAGCGGGATGCTGTCGGACTTGCGGACGGTGGCGCGGTGCAGGGCGGCGTCGAACTGGCGTTGCCGGATGTGGTCGAGCCACGCGGTGGAGGGCAGCGTGACGGCGGCGGGGGTGGGCTTGCCGGTCGTGTCGGTCACCGCTCGCCCGCCTCCTCGCCGTCGTTGTCGCTGGTCTGGGTCTTGAGGTGCTGGAGCCACACCGAGCCTTGGCCGGCGCGCAGCAGCAGCCGCGCGAGCGCCTGGGAGGTGGCGTCGACCTGGTCGTCGTGGGCGCCGTTCGGGAACGCGGCGGCCTCGTCGATCAGCGACTCCGGGTCGCTGCCGGTGATCGCGATCCGGGTCTCCGGCAGCCACACGTTGCCGGCCTCGATGAACGGGTCGACGGCGGTGGCGCGGCCGTACTTCGAGTCGGTCGGGTTGACCGGGACGATGCCGGGGATCTTCCGGCGCAGCTGGTCGATCACGGCGGTGCCGTTGGCCTTGTCCTCCACGAGCTTCGTGGTGGCCTGCGGCCAGCGGCGCACCATCGCCTCGAACTGGGTGAGGGTGTCGGTGAACGACAGCCGCTTGTGGACCTTGTCGAGCAGGTACACCTGCGCGCCCTTGCGGGCCCAGACGGTGCCGACGACGAAGTCGCTGCCCTTGGTGTCCTTGAACGCCATGTCCCAGGACTGGATGACCTCGTCCATGCCGTGCACGAGGTAGGCCTGCGGGTCGTCGGGGTGCTGCGACCACAGCATCGTGTCGTAGCGGCGCCACCACGGCCGCTGCCACACGTTGCCCGAGTCAGGGCTGGGGCGGCCCTGGTAGAGGGCGTTGAACACGCGGGTGCCGGCCTGGACGCGGATCGCTTCCCACTGCGCGGTGGTGCGGCGCCGCGCCGAGGTGAGCCACTCCCCCGGCTTGCGGCCGAGCAGGTCCCGCTGGCCCTTCTCGGGGTCGTGGTCGGCGAGGGCGGGGATGTTGATGACCCGCCACCGGTGGCCGTCCTCGGCGGCGACCAGCCGGCCGGCGAGGTCGTCCTCGTGCCAGCGGGTGAGGATGACGATCACCGGCGCGCCCGGCGCGAGGCGGGTGCCGACGACCGACTGCCACCAGTCCCAGACCCGGTCGCGGTAGTACTCGGAGTCGGCCTGCTCGGCGTCCTTGAACGGGTCGTCGATGACCATGGCGTCGACCGGGCGGCCGGTGAGGCCGGAGCCGACACCCACAGCGACGACGCCGCCGCGGTGGCCTTGCAGCTGCCAGCGGCGGGCCGCGCCGTTGTCGCGGGCGATCCGCAGGCCGAGGTCGAGCTGGCCTTCGGTTCCGTCGTTGGTGATGATCCAGTTGCGGATGTCGCGGCCGAAGCCCTCGGCGAGGGTCTGGGCGTAGGAGGCGATCGCAATGCGCCGCTCGGGGTTGTCCTTCAGCGCCCACAGCGTGCCGGTCTTGGTGACCCGCTCGGACTTACCCTCCTGCGGCGGCATGGAGATGATCAGCCGCGCGTCGGGGGTGCGGTAGGCCCAGACGACGGCTTCGTCCACGACGTCGAGCGCCGCGGTCTGGACCGTCTTCGGGTTGATCGCCCGCGCGACTTGGCCGGGGGTCTCGAACCGGTCGTCCCGCGCGGGGTGGGCGCGCTTGGCGTACCGGTCGGCCGCCAGCGTCGTGAACCCGGTCACGACGCCTCCTTACGTGCCGACGGCCCGCAGGTGGCGTTCAACGACCTCGGCGGTTGCCGGGTCGTCGGGGTCGTGGCCAAGGTCGGCGAGGAGCCCGTCGAGCATGCGGACGAGGACGTCGGCCTGCTGCTCGGCGAGCCGGACGCGGCGCTCCTCGAGCCCGGCCCGGATGGCCTCGATGCACAGCTTCTCGAGTTCGCTGGACGCCTGGAAGTACAGCTGCCACCAGACGTTCGGCTTGGACTCGCTGGTGGTGCCGTGGTCGTCGCCGCCGACCTTCTTCTTGGTGCGGCCCCAGACGGCCTGCTTCGGGGCGATGGCCATGGCGCGGGTGCGGAGCCAGCGGACGTGCCCGTGCCGCCACTGGATCTGCTCGAGCACGATCTCGGACGGATCGGTGACGTCGGACTGTTCACCGAGGGACTTGGCCAGCTTGGTGAGCTGCTTGGTCGATTCCTCGGCGGCGCGTCGGGCTTCGGCGGCGGCGAGCGCTTGGGGTGAGCGGCCGCCGTGGGACTTGCACACCTCCTGGCCGGCCATCGCCGGCTGGGTGCAGGGGTCGCCCTTCCGGCGGCCGTCGCGGTCGCGGGAGATGTGGCCCTTGCAGGCCGGCACCTCGGGGCGGGACGCGCACAGGTGGACCCGGCCGCACTGCTGGCACTTCTGGGTGCGGGCGGCCATCGGTGGTCCTATTCCGGGGGTGGGGCGGGGCAGGTGCACTGCCCGGGCGGGTTGGTGAGGCAGCCGACCTGGTGGACCCAGGTGGCGGCGTCTGGTGTGACGGCGTGGCTGGTGCAGCCGAACACGGCGACGGTGACCGTGCCGGGGTCGGGGATGACGGCGGGGCCGGTCTGCTCGAGGACGGTGACGGCGGCGTCGGCGGCGGCGACGTGCTCGGCCAGGGTGGGGAGGATCGCCTTCGCCCGGTGATCCCCGGCTGCGGCGGCCGCGGTGGTGTCGGCGTGCTGCTGCTGGGTTTGGATCAGGTGGACGGTGGCGTGGGTGAGCTGGTGCTGGAAGATCCGCTGCTGCCCGTCCTGGCTGAGGTCCATGGCGTGGTCGGCTTCGAGCTTGGTGGCTTCGCGTTGCCATTGGAGGACGGCGGGCTGCCCGCAGTCGGGGGCGCTGCACCCGGTCATCGCGGGTCCTTCCGGGGGGTCTTGCCGCAGTCGATGCAGGCGGGCGGGTCGCAGCGCAGGTCGTAGTCGTGGCCGTGGCGGGTGCAGAGCCACCAGCGGGCGATGCGGTCCCAGCTGTTGTCGAGGGCGGCGGTGAGGATGCGGCGGGTCATGGTGCCTCCCGGGCGGGCTCGCCTCGCGTGAGGCGTCTGATCGGCTCGCTTGGCCTGCGGCTCAGAGGGCGGGGTGAGCGCCGTGGCCGGGTTTGTGTGTCGAGCCGAGACGGGTCCGCGCGGGGCGGCCCGCTCGGGAGGCGGGGTTCGGCGAACCGCGGCCGGCACGGAGATACCAGCGGGTGCGGCGGGTGTCCCGGACTAGGGGGCCTCGTCGCCGAAGTGTGAGGGGGTGCCGCGGCCGGTTGCCCGTCGACCCGCACCCACTACGCCGAAGCGCAGAGCCACCCACCCAACGGTGGGCGGCGATCTCCCATCCCAAGGAGAAGACCTACTCGCCGAGCGTCTGCTCCCGCTGCGGCCATTTGCCGTTGATCGGCAGCTCGTCGCGGCACTTCTGGCAGCGGGCGTCGTGGCCGCGTTTCGGGGCCCGATCCAACTCGCGGTGGCAGTCCGGGCACGCGTACCGGCTCACCCGGCCACCTCGACCTGGGTGTGCAGGGCGACGGTGACGGCGTTCGCGAGGTCGTCGACGGTGCCGTCGTTGCGTATCACCCGATCCCACCGCCAATCGTCCAGGGCGGTCTCCGACGGGTGGCGGTTGATCGGCCCGAACCCCGACCGTTCGACCCGCCACACCTCGCCGCCGCGGGCGCGGATCGCGCGGGCCTCGTTCGGGAACCGGACGTCCGCGAACACCACCCGGGCCGTCTCGTCGAGGTCGGCGAACGCCAGCGCGACCCACACGTTGTCGCCGAAGATCCGGCGGCCGACGTCGGTGCCGAGGACCTGCAGGGTGCGGCGCACCTCGGGGAACTCGGTCTTCGCGTGCTCCCACCCGTACCGGGCGACGATCAGCGACAGCCGCTGCGGCCGCGACAGGGTCGGGATCAGCGGGTCGAGCGCGAGCGCGGCTTCGCGGAGCGGGTCGGCGAACGCGCGCCGCTCGTAACCGGCGCGGCCGAGCAGGCCGGCGACGGTGTCCTTGCCGGAGCGGGCATAGCCGGCCAGGCCGATGATCGGTGGGGTCACGCCGGAACCTCCTGGGCGCGTCGCAGCCACTGCGACACGAAGTCGAACGGGATGCCGATGGCCCGGGCGAGCGCGACTTCAGCGTTGGCGCCGAGCGACTTGTCCCAGCCGGTGAGGACGGCGATGCCGTCGGCGCAGGCGCAGATCCAGGCGGTGTCGGCGGCCATGCACTCGCGGACGGACAGGTCGGCGACGGTGCGGCCGGTGGCGGCGCAGAGGTCGCGGTCGTGGTCGGCGGGGCTGAACACGTCGTAGCCGGCGGCTCGCAGCCGGGCGGCGGCGGCGTCGAAGGCGGGGAAGTTGAAGTCGGGGTAGCCGCGCATCGGCCCGGCCAGGTACAGGCGCTGACTCAGCGGACCAGCTGCCCGTTCGTCAACCACCCGTGCCACTCCTCGTTGTTCACGTTGAGGCTCGGCGTCACCGTGATCAGCGGAGGCTCGCCCGCCCGCTCCCACATCGCTGGCGAGTCGGACTCCGGGCAGTCGATGCACACAAGGCCCGCGGGCGTGCAGACCATCAGGTGCGGCATCGGGCGGCGGACGACGTCGTGCGGCCGGTGCTGGTGGTGCGCCCACGCCATCGCGCCCGGGTTGCCCCAGGCGTCGGTGACGCTGTCGACGACGAAGCAGGCGATCGCCTCAGTCATCGAGCAGCACCTTGTACTGGGCCGTGACCCGGCCCTTGTCGGGGTCGATGAAGTGCAGCCGCTGCGACGGGATCGCCGACGCCGCGAGCATCACGTTCGCGTACCGGTTCTCCGACTCCGTCGACCCGCAGCCGAACATCGTGCCCTCACCGTTCGCGAGCGCATGCTCGTAGTGGGTGTGGTAGTGGTGCACGTACAGGTCCCGGAACTCCCACGGGTACGCGCCGGAGCGTTGCCGATTGGCCCAGTTCAGGATCGTGTTCACGGAGGCGAAGCCGCCGCGGCCGATCTCGTCGCCGTGGATGACCAGCGCCCGGTAGTTGCCGATCTCGACCCGCTGAATGTCCTCCGGGCAGTCCTGCCAGGTGAGGCGGTCCTCGCCGGCGAGCAGCTGCTTCGCGAGCTCGAAGCACATCCGGTCGATGTTGTCCGACCGCGGGACAGCGTCGCGGCGGGACCCGATGCGGCCGTGGTTGCCCCACTCTGGGACGACGGTGACCCGCTCGTAGGTTTCGAGCGCGGCGCGGACCAGGTCGACCAGCAGGCTGGAGACGCGGACGTACTGCTCGAAGATCGTGGCGTCGATCTCGAACGGCTGGGTCGGGAAGTTGAACAGGCCCTCGACCATGTCACCGCCGAACACGACGGTGCCTTCGCGGACGGGGTGGTCGGTGCGCTGGATCTCGGTGATCTTCGCGGCCTTGCGGGCGAACAGCATCACCCGCTCACGCATCACCTGCGAGTTGTACGAGGGGGTGACCTTGGAGCCCTGCCAGTCGCCGGTGTCCCACAAGGCGACCTCGGCCTTGCCGGCGCGGCGGCGGTCCTTCTTCGGGGCGGTGGTGCGGGTCGGTTTCCAGTGGGCGAGGACGGCGGAAGTGCAGGCTTCGACGGTGACGGCGGCGAGCTCGTCCCGTTTGGCCTTGGCCTTGGCCAGCTGCCGTTGGGTGTTGAGCAGTTGCCGGCGCAGCTCTTCGACGTCGGCGGCGTCGGCCATCTGGCGCAGCAGGTCGCGGGCGCTCTGCGTGTCGACGACGGTGCCGTCGGTGCGGGCGGTG